TGTCCAGAATAAACATTTACATTTTTATCACATCTTATTTCAGAAGCTTTTGGATCATACTTGCCAATAAACCAAGGGGATCTTTCTACTCTAGTCTTTAGACCCTTAAAAAAAACATTGTTTGCTTGTTGTGCGTTAACAGCAATATTGATAATGTCAATGGTGTCTCCAGGAGGCTTACCATAATAGGTTGCTGGATCTTTTAAACACAATAGTAAATATACTATATAGGAAACTGATATAGTAGAACAATAATCTTTTCCACTACCTTTTCCTAATTGTGCAATTACTTCATTACATGTTTGTTTATAGCGATTTCTACCCTCTTGTTCTCCAAACAGTTTAATAAGTGTGGACTCTTTATATATCTGAGAACTTTTTTCAATAAGTGTATACTGGTAATCTGAAAGTGGTGGTAGACCTAGGTAGTCTTTGCCTGTAACAAATGTTCTAAGATCTACAGGTCTTTCATCAAATTCTTCTCCGTCTAATATATCAATTAAATCATTAAAGTTAAGATCCATTAAATTGACCACCAACCTTGAGAACTTGCTTTGCCGCTAGATATCCATTCTCTATGAAGCTCGTGCTGCTCATTCCAGTCTGTTTCATGTGTTTCCATTCCACATAGTGAACAAGGATTGGAGTAAACATATTCATATACGTGCTTACAATACTTCTGATTGCTCATTATTTATCACAACTGGCTCAACCACACCTGTAATTTGAGAAAGACGCTTTGCTACCTCTAGTTTACATTTAGGGCATGTAGCAGTAACTTCTTTTAATATTTTTACAAGTATCTCTTGCTTTCTTTCTGTATCAGCTAACTGAGTTGCAAGCTCTGCATTATCTAGCAACCCAACTTCTTGAAGCATTCCAATTCTTTTGCTTTCAATATCAGCTATAAGTTTTAACGATGTAGCCTTTACATTTAACTGCCCAGCTTGATCAGCATCCTCTACCGTCTTCCAGGCTTCTTTTATGAGCATTGCATAGTGTTGGTCTGCGCCAGATATAGCTTGCTTTGCCCTCTCACGAGTCCCAGAATCGTTTTTAACGACCTCTTTCCACTCGTCTATATACCCAATAACGTCAGCCCTCTTAAAACCCGTTATAGTGGCAATCTGAGTAGGATTATTACCTTTAAGTAATTCTTCTACAACCTTATTCATTCGATCAAAATGATCTGCTAATTCGATATCCATATAAAGATATTATACCATCCTAGTTGACTAAAATCACTCAGATCTTAATTTAGCAATTTTAAGAAGGACTAAATATCCAATTAAATCATCAATATCATTGTCTCCAGGGTACTCTGTACCCTTCATAAGCCTATTTAATTTATCATCAATACGGACATGAAGCTGCTCTCTTGGACCCGCCTTTGAAAATATACGTACAGGGTCCAAGGCTGAATTGCCATAAGCAATATTCTTTTTAACCAGCATGTGTGCAATTTCATGGCAGGTTTCAAGAATCTCCTTGCCTGCCTCTGTACCTACTGTAAGCAAGTACAAATCCTGACAATTAAATCCTTTTGAATCTGGAAACACTGGCTCTAAACTCATTTTATAAACCCATTATCCTTTAATGCTCTATATATGGTCATAGTAGTTACGCCACATTCTTTTGCAATCTCTTCCATGGTTTTTCTTTGGACAACATATCTTCTATATAACCAGTCTTTACTTTTATATAGTTTCATTTTCTACCCCATTGAATATAATTCCATCCACGCTCGTGTGCATAATAGATAAATACCTTAACAACTGTTTCCCAAAATGCAATTGCGCCAGAAAGAGTAGCATTTTTAGTCAAAACATAAGCAACAATAAATGAAGAAAGCGTTCCCCATATGCGATAACTTAATGCTTTAACAAATGATCTTGCCCTTGTTACTGTCATTCTTTACCCCAAGACACAGAATTCCAAATTCTTTCATGATAATAATAGGCAACAAAATTAACTGCATTTGTTATAATTGTTGCAAGGGTAGCCATGTTAATATCCTTACTAAGAGCATATAGCGTTACAAATGTTGTTATAAGAGCAACAACTCTCCATGTTAATGACTTAGCAAGAGATCTACTTTTTTTTACTTTCATCTCTATCTCCAAACATTAGTCGCTCTTCTGATTCGTTCATCAAACGACCAGACTCTTCTAAGTAATCAAATACCCATTTGCTTGCGTTTTTCAGTAGCTGAAATAGCATGAATCTCTGCCCCCAAATCTATTTGTTCAATCTTATATCCAACATCACGACCATAAACAATATTAGTAATGTTTGGCAGTCTAAGCACCATCGCACCATCCATAAACTCATCTTTAGCAATATAGCCTTTTACTTGATCAAAAGTAAGTGGATCCTTTTCGCTTGTGTTGTATGTATTACGGACTCCTAATAGTACTTGATCTGTTCTCTTCCCCGCCTCCTTGTAAAGTGCATGATGTCCTTCGTGCCATGGCTGATACCTACCCAACATCAAAGTTGTTGGAGCAGACCAATCGTGTAAACCAAAATCCTTAATAATTTTTAATGCTTTTCCTTCAGCAGTATATCCATGACTTACAAAAGAGATGTCATAACTTGAAGGAATTTCGAACATTCTATTTGTATCCTCAAATCTACTCTCATCGATAGTAGCCATCCAAACCAAAATATCTGGTTTTCCAAATGCTGCACGTGTTAACTCTGTGGGACAAACAAAGTCAACAATTACTGGAGCAACACCTTGCTTTGCAATTAGACGTGCCATCTCTCCCATGCGACGTGCTTGCTCTAAACGATCCTCTGGGCTAAACCCAAGGTCTGAATTTACTGTTGCACGAACCTCATCTGCATTTAGATGAATAGCATTAATGTGCTCTTTTAGAGCCTTTGCCAGTTCTGTTTTACCAGATCCTGGGAGTCCAATAATCTGTATAATCATCTTTTTGTTAAAACCTCATTGGCATAGTAAGCAATTCCGAATGAATCTGCTACATCAAAATCTTCTAAATTAAGTTTATATTTTTTATTAAAATAATCAACAGTGCGCTGCTTTCTAATATCCCTCATCTTTGCCTTATACCATGACTCAGCATACCCAGGATTCTCAAACCTAATTTTGTCTTTCTCCATTTTTGTTGGGTTTTTATTTCCAATATGTGCTTGCCAAGATGAAGGAGATACAGTAATAACACGAGAACCACTAGCCATAAGCTCAGCAATGACGACACCGTATACATAAGATAATTTTATCACAGCATCAGCAGATTTTACAAGTATGGCTCCTTCGATTGCAATATAATCAGATTTTATTTCATCCATAATTGCAAACACTTTGCATTTAGCATCATATATCTTTTCATATATATCATTACCAGTTAAATTTATTTTACCCCACTTTACTGGAATATTATTTTCTAACAAGCAAAAAGCAATAGAATTAGTTGATGCGTCTATGCCAAGCACCCTGTTTGCTTTAGTTTTAACTAAACTAGCTAATGTCATTAATCATCCTTAAAATAGAAGATCTGTTTTGTATCGCAGAATTTTTTTCACATTTAGAGCATACTGTAGACTGATTATATCTGCTAAGCCTAGACCCACATTTTTTGCACTCTCTTTTTGCACCAGACCTAATTGCTTTTTTCTCATAGTATTTTTCCATGATTTTTTTATTTGTTGCAACTCTGCAGCATTCATCACAACAATATTTTTGGTTGTGAGTTTTAGGGTTAAAATCCTTTGCACAATCTTTGTTAGAGCATATCATAATTTAGGTGGCTCATATGCTGGAATTTCTATTGTGCCATTCTCTCCAGACCAGCACTCTTTTCTAACCTTACAGTTCTTACATGCAGAACTTGTCTTAATAAATGGACGGACTGGAAGCTCTCCAGATCTAAAGTTATCATAAACTTGACACATCCATTCAAATAAATCTTCTATAATCTTTTTATTCTTATCATTCATCTGAACAGGAATAATTAAAACCTGCTGAGTGTTTTTATTTTCATACAAGAAGAATCCTTCTTTTACATCTCTAAGCTTCATATATGTCAATATTTGAAGAAGATGGTTTGAAGATGGGGACATTTTTGCCTGATGGCTATCCCAATTTTCTTGCTTAGCAGTTTTAATTTCCCCAATTACTTCTTCATTATTCCAGTCCAAAATTAAATCTATAAAGCCACGTACAGGAGGATACTCATTAATAATTTCATACTCTTCATGTTTCAGTATTCCCATCTTTTTAATGATACCCTGAATTCTTTCGTGAGCTTGTGTTCCCTGAGACATGTTTGCTATTGCTTGTGATGTATTATTATCAATAAACATAGCACCAGTAAATGCTAAATACCAATACCTAGGACAGTTTCCGCTTCCATATCCCAGAGAGCTAGGACTAAAACTTGTCTTAGTTTGTTTTTGATCTGGTCTTTTTGTAGATAAGTATGCCTCGTCCAGCATGTTTGCAAATGCTGTTGGGTCAAAGTTTCCTGTGACCTTTTTGAATTTTAAATTTGCTACTATACCTTTACCCATTATACCTAACCACATATTTTAGAGCATCTACCAGCTTGTCTATAGATTCTTTAGCAGAATAATAAATATTCTTCTTATTATTATTTGTCGTTCCAGCCTTATCTTTTGCAATAGTTGAATACACAGAAGCCATTATAGCAAACTTAGTTGACATAGCCTGCAATTCAATTATTAAAGTTGGAGCTTTTGCAGCAGGAACGTCTGGATTCATCAACAGTTTTACAACTATTGATAAAGCCTTATCTAACTGATCATCCTTCATATACTCATGAAGATCATTAAATTCAGTTATTTTACTAATTAACTCCAGTGTATTCAACTCGCTCATTATACCAACCTAGTTACAATCGCATAGCCTATCCATAGGCCAACTATACCCATTAGACCTGCAAAAACAGGTGGGGCTGGAATTGGAAGTTTAAATGCACTAAAAACTCCACCTACAACTGCACCAACTAAAGTAGTCATAAATATTTCTCTCATTAGAATGGTGTCTCCACTTCGTCAAAGAATCTGTCTTTTGCATTTTCTTTTGACAAGCTATATGTAGTTAATCCTACACTATCTGCACGAACTTCATAAGAAGTTTTTTCTACGCCAGATTTATCTGTCCATCTATCTTCGTAAATTGTTCCAGAAACAACAATCTCTTGTCCCTTTTTAATGCTATTTCTTGTTTGGTTTGCAAGATTTCCCCAAACCTTAATTGTCCACCAAGAAGTAGCTGAGTCTTCATACTTTCCTGTTTCTTCATTTTTACGACGATCATTAGTTACCATTCTTAAACGAATACCATTATCTCCAATTGGAGATGGCTCCTGTCCAAGTCTTCCTATTAATACAATATTAGGATTTGGCATTATTTCTCTCTTCCCAGGCCAGCACTAACTCTTCTAGAACAGCCCATTCGATAACTGCGAGTCTCACTTTTGATTCCTCGCCTATAATTACTTTTAAAGCAGGATACATATTCCTATTTACTTTAAAAGTATCTGTGCAGATTTTAGACCAGACATCTTTATTTAAGTTAAAAGAAGATGCTGATTCTTTATAATCTACTACAAACTCGTACCATTGAGCATCACCCTTTTGGTATTGCCCTCTGCCAGAATTCTTTTGTTGCTTTGCACCGTCACGCTTAGCCTCTCCACGCTCCGTCATCCATTTACCTTTACGGTATTATGGTGTCCAGAGTCACATGTCCAACTCATTGTAAACTCAAATGGATCCCAATAATACTCTTCTACATTTAAATCACACTTAGCGCATGGCTTATTACCTATTATTTTTTCTAAGTTCGACATAACCTTGTCTGTTGGCTTCGGCCCAATAAACTCATTAATATTTGGCATATATATCCTTACGTAATTTTTCTACAACTTCTGGATTTTCTTTCAAGTACTGTACTGCCTTAGCACGTCCCTGAAATCTTTCTTCATTAATTGTATACCAAGCTCCGCCCTTTTCAATAATGCCACACATTTCTGCAACATCTAAAGTTTCACCAACAGTGTCTACTCCTACTGAGTCTCCCTGGAAGTAGAAGTCGTATTGTCCAGAAAGATTTGGGGGCCCAAGTTTGTTGTAATCAATAATCCAATTAACTGGTCTTCCGACTCTTTGTTCAATAATCTTATCGCCAACCTTAACGCCACTCTTGATAGCATTAGCCTCAGCCTCGGAAGACCAAAGCTTAATGACTGTGGAGGAAAAGAATTTGACTGCCATTCCTCCCGTAGGTATGTGGCTGGCATGCATAGAGCCAAACTGGTTTCTTTGTTGGGAAATGAGAACAAGTAGTGTATTTTTGTTTGCATAATTTAGCATCTTGACCGCATGGGTCATGTCCTTTGCTTCTGCGCCTATCTGTTTTGTATCCTCAAGCTTTTTGAGTTCAGATGAATCTTTTTCAAAATAAATTGCTGGAAGTAATGCTGAAATAGAATCTACTACAATAATATCTACTTCTGCTTCCATTAATTGTGTTGCAACGTCAACCATATCGTTTACAGTTTTAGCTGGAGAATAAATTAATTCTTCAGAATTAACTCCAAGCTTTTCAGCCCAAGATTTATCGTATGAATGTTCTGCATCTATCCAAGCACAAGTCTTGCCTGCTTTCTGTGCCTCAGCGATCATCTGTAAACAAAAAGATGACTTACCCGCAGACTTATTGCCCCAAACAAGCACCTGTCTTCCAAACCCCATGCCTCCACGTAAAGCTAAGTTCAATCCTATGCTTGGGGTAGGCTGCTTCTCAACACTAACATCAACTGCAGACTGTACTCTATTGCGAGTCTTAGGGTCTAGCTTTGCCAATATGTCATCTATTTGTATAGTCATTTTCTTCTTTCTTTTTATAAGTATATCATTAAAAACGATTTCCGTGAAGTCTTGGTCTTTCTTTATTCTTATTTATTTTATTTTCTAAAACTTCATCTAAACTATGTGCAACCATATTTTCATTACGCATTGCAGCATAAATATCTAAAAGCCTAATAATTGTATCTGCAATTTCTTCTACAATTTTTTCAGATCCTTGAGATTTTCTAACTGCTTCCAAAACTTCTGTGATTTCTGAATGAGCTAATGCTAGCTTCATTCCAAATTTATCGTCTGTCTTTTCTCCATCCCAAAATCCTTTTTCGGTGGCAAGCTCGTGAAGTAATGCAGACAAAGCATCTAATCCATAATCAGTCATTAACGAGTTCATACTGATCTTCTGTCCCACCTTCACGCAACTTGAATTCAAACGATAAGGTCTCATCGTTGTATGTTACAGATAGCTGCTTATCCTCATTATTTGCAGACATAAATAACTCTGTTGGAATCTCTATGCTACCCAACTTAGTCAATATGGCAACCAAAATTCTAGAAGCATTCATTGCCTGAAATACTTCTTCTGCTGTTTGTGTCATTTTACTTCCTTTATCATCAATGTGCCATCATCTAATTTCTTTAGGACTGGCTTACAAATCATACCCTCACGCATTTTTGCTAAAGCTATTGGGTACATTGTTGAAAAAACAATAGCTCTTGTCAAATTCTTATCTTTATCTGACATTACTATGTGTGCCATTGTCTTTCCTTGCTTAGTTTTGTATGGGGTAAAGCTTACCACAAACATTTCGTCTTCGTCAATATCATATCCATTTGAATATAAATATTGTACAAATGCATCTGAGGAATCTTCTTTTATTTCATCTACCTTTACGTATCTTGATATTCTATTGTCTCCAACTAAAATAAAATACATCTTTCCAGTTTCAATAGGTGTCTGTTCATTATGAAATAGTCCAACAGATCCAGTCTCATCAACAAGCTCTACTCTTGCCCACCCTGAACCACGCTTAATATTTTTAACCATACCAAACATCGGGAAAGCTCCTAAATCATCAAATTCAGATAATGGTCTTGCTTGAGCTTTAATTCTTGGATTCATGCCAACATTAAACTGAGGTATATTTAAATACTCATAATAATTCTCTTCTTCTTTGCCTGTTCTTGGATTATCCTCAAATGCTAGTCCACCAATTGCATTTAATGCAGATATTGCTCTAGAGTTTATTCCGCTACCCTTCTTGGAAGCCTTTGCCATGAAGTCTGAATAATCTTTAAAAGGACGCTGATCAATTATTTTATTTGCAATATTATCAGAAATAAATTTTACCTCTGCAAGACCGAATCTAATGGAATCTTTCTGTAATGAAAAATAAACATCTGATTCATTGACGTGAGGCAACTTTATTTTTAGACCTAGTCTCTTGGCCTCAATCAGATACTCTGTTCTTGCATCTTTGTCGTTTTCGTTTTTGAGGATCGAGAATAAAAATTCAAGAGGATAATGATGCTTAAGCCAAGCGGTATAATAAGAAAGCATAGAGTAAGCAACAGCGTGAGACCTATTAAACGAATAGCCTGCGTGGGCCTCAAAGGTTTTCCAGAGATGTTCGGCTTCATCTCTGCTGATATGCTGCGTAGCGCCTTGAATAAACTTATCTTTGAATGGACTGAGTTCTTTTGCATCTTGTTTCTTTCCAATTACTTTTCTAACCTTGTCTGCTTCAGACCAGGTCATTCCACCTAAATAAACACAAGCCTGCATGACTTGCTCCTGATAAATAATTACTCCATATGTATTTTCAGTAAATGGCCTCATGATAGGATGAATATACTTTACTGCCTCCTGCCCATGCTTTCTTTTAATATAAGAAAGTCCAACGGTGTCCATAGCTCCTGGTCTCACCAAAGCATTAGATGCTGCTAAGTCTTCAAAGGTTGAAACCTGCATTTTAATTAAAAGGTTTGTATATGGCGTGGCTTCAGCTTGAAATACTCCCATAGTATAGCCATCACTAAGATTTTTATATATAGCAGGGTCGTCTAGTGGAAGTTTAGATAAGTCTATGTCTTTCCCATACCTACTTTTAATAGAAGCCAATGTATCTGAAATAACAGAAAGAGTTTTAAGCCCTAATGCATCTAGCTTAATAAGTCCAATATCTGCTACCGTATCCATATCATATGCTACAACTGGTATTCTTCCAGAAACTTTATCCTGTGCATCTTCACGAGATTCTACTGGAGCATACTTTCTAATATCATCCTTAGCAACAACAACTCCTGCAGCATGAACACCAACGCTTCTTATCTTTCCACGCAATCTTTCTGCAAGCCATGTTACCTCTGGATACTTTAATCTAAACTCTTTGGTATTTGGAGAATCCATGTAGTCTTCAAAAGTATCTACTGACTTTAATGCCTTATTAACATCTCCTAGTGGCACCATAAACACACGTGCAGCATCACGTACAACGCCCTTATCTTTAAAGTAGGTGTATGTGGATATAGAGGCTACGTGCTTAAATTTATTTTTTAAATAATTCTTAACTTCTTTTCTTCTACGATCTTCAAAGTCCGTATCAATATCTGGAAAGTCATTTCTTTCTGGATTAATAAAGCGGAAGAACAGCAGGTCATACTTAATTGGATCGACATCTGTGATACCTAATGAGTAACACACAAGAGATCCTGCTGCCGAACCACGACCAGGTCCAACCATAATAGAGTTAGTCTTTGCCCAATTAATCATATCTGCAATAACCAAGAAGTATGAGGCGAACTTCTTGTCCTTAATTATTTTAAGTTCTTCCTCTACACGCTCTACATAAGATACATCTTTATCTAGGCCCTTTTCTTTTAATCCCTGATAAGATAATTCTTTTAGCTTTTCATCAGCATTTGTTTTAGGAACAGGTAGTAAATCGAGTCCCTTATAGAAATCATACTCTTGAACCTTTTCAGCAATCTCAACTGTGTTTGTATATATATCTGTGCGCTGAATTCCAGCTTTACGAAAGTCTTCTGATATCTCATCAAATGTTTGAATAAATAAATTGTAGTCCTGAAATGAAATTCTTCTATCTGGATATAAATAATTAAATCTATCCAGCATATCCTTCATATTTCTAGACATTTCAAAGTCTGCATCCTTATCCATTTTAGGATTAGTAGACAATATGAGCATAGCCTCTTCCAGCACTCTATCTTCACCCTTAGCAAAGTGGGCATCTCCAGTGGCTACTGGCTTAATAGAAAGCTCATCAGCCAACTCTAATAGTTTGTCGTTTACTTCTTTTGGGTTATGAGATTGTACTTCAATATAAAAATCTTCGCCAAAAGTTTGCTTAAAGTCTTTGAGTATAAGTTTTGCTTCTGAGAACTCCTGGCGTTCAATAGCTTTACTAATAAGACCATTAAGGCATCCAGACAATACAATAATGCCTTCTGCATATTCTTTTAGTATCTCTCTATCAATACGTGGCTTATGATAAAAGCCTTCGTTCCATGCCAGCTCCTGAAGAGAATTGATATTCTCTAAGCCCTTTTTGTTTTTAGCCAATAATATTATGTGATTGTAAGCCTGAATAGACTTATCTGTTTTTGAAGACCTGTCAAACCTATCTGTAGGAGAGATATAAGCCTCAACACCTAGTATAGGCTTTATCCCCTGATCCTTACATGCTATTTGAAAATCTCTATGTGATGCCAGAGTTCCGTGGTCTGTAATAGCAATAGCATTTTGTCCAGCATCCTTTGCAGCCTTTACAAGGTCGGCAGGAGAGTTAAGCCCATCCATTAATGAATAGTAAGAATGCACATGTAAATGTACAAATTTCACTTAACTCTCCGCCTATCTACTATTACCAGTCTACACTACTTGATGTAGATTCTGATTCCTCTTGCCCGCCTTCTCCATTAAAGAAAGCTTCTTGCTCATCATACTTCATATCACGAACTGCTGTTTCTTCAAGCTTATAAAGCTCTAATGAAGAACTGTCAAACTCAGTCTCGTCTTTTGCTAGCGGAATAATTGTATAACTGGTATCAGTCTTCATTCCTGAACGCTTAATACGCCACATAAGGTTTGTGATTGAACCCATTTCTCCAGCGTATTCAATTAGTGTAGGTGTTACTGTCTTACCACTTGAACCCTGTGAAAGAATTGCAACATAAGGTTCTTCTTTACCGTCATCTACTAATACATTAATATAGAGTCGTGATCGACCCTTCCATCCCGCCTTGTAATCTTTGCGGTGTTGTTCACATCCAAAACACTTACCTTGATCTTCCATAGAGCATAATGCTTTTCTACGATAATCTTTTGGATTTGTATGTTCTACTGCTATGAAGCCAAGACCAAACTTCTCATTATATGTTGGGGAGTCTGGATCTAATTCTTGAAGAAATCTAATCTTAACACTTTCTCCGTCTTCAAGCTTTACCCATCGTGCCTTACTTCCTTCACCACCTGTTGGCTGTGGCTTGTCTAATGCCTTATTTAAATCTTTTAAACCTTTTACTATACCCATTATTATCTCCTTAATATATTTGACGGTATATATCCGTCTGTCTTTTTATTATATCATGGGTTCCAAGATCGATATTCGAAATCGGAAACTGCATTATTTATGCATGTCTTTATATCTTCATCAGACATATCTCCTGCATCTTTTGCACCATTAGGATATATCTTACCATATGAATGCGAACTCCACAAGATGTTTTTATTTTTTAACTTAGAAGCAATTGATAGTCCTAATTCTCTACCAGCTTCATCCGCATCTGTCATTAATATAATTGTATTAAAATATCTATTAAGTAACTTGATATTATCATGAGATATATGCCCTCCCAATGTTGCTACAACATTTGGAAAGCCAGCCTGATGTATTCTAATTGCATCAAATGTGGACTCAACAATAATCACCTTGTCCCCCACACGCTTAGCTCTGTGTATGTTAAACATGGTCTTACTTCTAGGCAGGTTATTACTATTCTTAAACTTTTTTTCTGATATAGACCTGCCTACTAGCCCTACAGGAATTCCGTCTGGGCTATGCACAGGAACTATTACCATTCCTAAATTAGAAGAGTATCCAAGCTTAAAATAATGCATTGAATCTAAATTAATTCCTCTATGCTGAAAATATTCTTGTGCATGTTTATTTTTACCTAAATTATTATAAAGATCGTCAAGTGTCTGTTGCGAGAATTCTACAAAGTCTGGCTTCTCTTCAAACATAGACTTTAGTTCTTCATCAAAATTTTCTACAGACTCAGCCTGCTTAGACTCAATGTACCTAAGAGACTCGTACTGATTTTTATTTAAAGACTTCTGTACTAATTCAGTAAGCGTTCCTGTTTCGCCACATGAAGGATTAAAACATATGTAAGCGCCCTTGGTTCTACTTATGCTAAAACTTGGTGTATGTCTATTAGAGTGAAATGGGCAATAAGACAAGTAATCATTAGAAGTTTCACCAGCTATATCTATTCCAAGGCTCTTTATTACTGATTTGATGTGAGCTGGCGTATAATCCGTTTGATTGGCTTGTTTTGAGATATACCCTCTAATTCCCATGCCTTCTTCTTTCCTACATAAACTCCATGGATAGTCATAAGGAATTTCCATGTCTCGCCCGTAAATTCTATCGAAAATGCTGGGTCTATGTCAAGTACCCTCACGTAACCCTTGCCTCTCATATCCTGAGTTAATAAATTTTCATACTGTGGTCTTAGACTAATTAGCTGTGAATTATCTTTAAACTCAACATCTATTTGAAATCTTTTAATTTTTCGATGAGTCATTATTTAGCTCTGGCAAATCCTCATAGATAGGTTTAATGACTCCACGATTAATATCCCAATCAAGGAAGAATCTAAAGTCATGTCCATGTCTATTTTTTCTAGACACAACTTCAATCATGTCTGTGTTGGCATGCTTATGAATAGCAATAGCCATATCAGCATCATACTCAATAGCTTTAGACCACGCAACTTGGCTCATCATAGGAGGCTCATCCTGATCTGAAATATCATCTGCAGTTGCAGCAGTAATATCTATGATTGGTATATTGTTAGCAACAGCTAATAACTTAAAGTCTCTTGAAATATTTCTATTTCTTTCTACTTCAGAGTTACTGCGCTTATTATCATTAAATAACTGGTGATAGTCAAGGATAACTAAATCTGGTTTGTGCTGATCAATCTTTCCTTGAATAGTTGCAGGTGTGACTTCCGCTGTACCCTCATTAGAAACAAGAACAAAGCTGTTCTTTCCCTGCGTGGTTTTTGTTGCCCATGATCTGAAATCATCTAAATTAATATCTCCTTTTGATAAATCGCTTGCACGGAATAATCCCGAACCAAGCATTGTATAAATACGGTCACGCATATTCTCTGGAGCCATCTCTAGGGAAACAATCATTGGCTTAAATCCCTGCTCCCAAGCCTTGCAGGCTAGATAAGAAGTGAACCATGTCTTACCCCTACCTGGCCATCCAATAGCCACGATAAGGTGCCCTGGAGCCATTCCAGTAGGATAAGCCTTGTCTATAGCATCAAACCCAGTCAAAATTCCTGGACTACCTCCCATGGCTGTAGACCTATCCTTAACGGACTGATAATGTCTTTCTGCAGACTCAATATCTGTAACATCAACATCTCTTACGTTATTAGTGTATCTACTTAGAGTAGCTAACTGCCCCTGCATCATACCTAGAACTCTGGACGGTGCATCTTCTTTTAAAGACGAACCTGCCTGCAACATAATTGTTTTCAATTTAGATGCAACAAACTCATTTTTTAATTTATCTAAATAGTATCCAGTCTCAGCCTTTGTTTGAACTGGTTCAAAATCTTTAAACTTATCTTGAAGCACTCCAGCCTCTGGCACAGCTCTAAACTTATAATAATAACTTTTTAAACCTTCCCATATATCTTTATGAGAAGTAAATAAATCATCTGCATTGTCGGCAAGTAAGGTGCTTATATCTTTGTTTTTACATACAGCAGAAATTAACTCAGCTTCTGTATTCACTTTTCCTCCACCAACCTTTTTGTTTCTTCTAAGAGACGAGCACGATTTGCTATATCTCTCTCTACCTGAATCATCATATTTTCTAGCCTATCAAAATTATTATAGAAAAAGGCTAATGGGTGTCCAGACTTTCCTGTTCTAAAATAATACTCAAGTATTTCTTTTGCACGAACATATCCTACACTATCTATGACGTCTTGCATAGCCCATTTTTCTCTATACTTATTTAGCCTTGGCTTTTTATTATATGCTTGAGCGTACAGGCCTTCGTATATGGACAAAAGAATATACGGCTCTTTACTTGCCGCCATTTAACTCTTCTTCCACTTCTTGAGTTTTAGCTATCAGTTTGCTTTCAACAAACTTATAAACTCTATCCGTTGCAGCATCTACCGTCTCATTATCTCTAACAAAGTCATCTACGCCAATTCCAATTTTTATACTTTCGAAATTTCCTAGATTTCTAGTAAAAGAAAGATCTACTCTAACCTGAGTTCTATCTCCCATTAGTGCTCCGCCTTTCTATGTCTACTCAATGTGTCGTGGCCAAATATGCCCCAACGCAATTCTATTTCTTTTTTACATATCTCACAGACAACAACTCTGCTTGACATTAATCCGCCTTCCATACTGGTACAAAACCCGAATCAGTCTTAGTATACAATATGATATTGTTTTTGAGAAGGGCCCTTAATTCGTTTTTTGATGGCATATTTTTAGAATATCCTGATTCTAAAATAAATTCATGTATGTCCATAATGTCCGATTCGCTATACATAAATTTATACCATTCACTTTCAGGATTACCAATAGGATAAACTTTTTGAGGATATTTTATCTTACCATCTAAAATATAATCTTCTATAGTAATCTTATGCTTATTAAGTATTTGTGCAACCTGCTTTGTTGAATAGGCATTTTCCATATTCTTAATAACCTGTGAGTAAGAATACAAAACACGTTTTTTATCTGGATAGCACCAAGCAATAAGCTCGTCCTTAGACCTTGAATAATTTAATACTTTATGTATCTTATTATTTAGGAAGAAATAGCTAAACTTCTTAGTTTGTTTTTCTCTACTTGCTCTAGCCATTTACCTAATGCACTCGTATCTTTATTTATCATCCATCGTTTTCCACACATTATGCAAAACAACTCTACGTGTAGTTTTTGTGAAAATACTCTATCGACAAATACTCTGCCCTGACATCTTACGCATTTCATCATAAGCTAAACACCTTACCATCTACAACACAAGAATAGTCTGGAGCAATGTGGATCATCTGAATATGAGGATAATCATTTACAATATGAGCAATTGCAAATCCCTTTTGCCAGTCATGGTGCTGCATGTATTTCATTCCTGGGCCCTTTTCATCACACATATGTCCAATTTCATATCCACGAATTGTTTCTCCAGCACCATCATTTCTAAGTTCATATGTTTGAAGATGTGAAGCAATTCTGTGAGAATGTCCACGAATTAATGATATTTGTAAATCATTCATATCTTTTCTAACCGCTCCAGTATCGGCAATAGATAATCCGTGGTGTACGTGAATGTCGCCAAATCTACGCTTTGGCAATTCATTATAATATATATACTCATAACCTAAAGAGTCTAGTGACCACAATGATTCTGGAGTTACATCCTTAGCATAATCTGGAAGCTTCTTATCGATATAATCAAAAATTCTTATGTCGTGGTTTCCAAGAGCTGAGAACAGCTGTGCATCTGGCAACATTTCACGGGTCTTTGCGTAAAAATCACGTGCACCCTTTGCTTCATGCCTAATCATTGGAACAATTAGATCTTTACTATCAGTCTTGTGAAAATTTAAGAACTCTGCAGATCTTCCTTCTGTGTACTTACTGTAACATGCCTGATCATCTGTATCACCCAAATAATCAACAACGTCTGGCTTAAACCACTTCATTACTTTAAACCAAAGCTCGATAGCCTTATCGTCTTGATATGGAAACTGCTGGTCGGATGATAGCATCCACTTTAAATCATTTGTCATTAAACACCTTAATAGATACGCAAATAATTCTATAAGCGTACTGAGAATTGTAACATTAATTTACAGGTTGTCAAGACCTATTCTTCTACTTTATATTTTGCAGAACTTATCCAATTGATTCTTAATAATGATAATGGTGCGGGCTTAGCATTCCCGTCTTTATAATAAACTTGAATACGTGGCTCAAATTCTCCCTTAATTGCAAGTCTGATATCGTCTGCACCTGGATTTTCATACTTAATCGTGGCCACAGTAACTGGGTCTTCATATTTACTTGAATCCCATGTGAAACCACATGACACTTCTCTGTCTGTAGCTCCGCTTGCTATATTCTTTATTTCAGCAACTCCAGATCTATGATGGAATGTAAAGTTTTTTGTGGCACCATTAATTGTTGTGCTAATTAAATTATATGCGTTGCCAGCAGTCGCACGTATCTCATTTACCTGAGCCTGCAAATTTCTTAACTTTTGTGGGTCTACTGGTTCGCCATCAGCAAATACTTCTGCCATTTTACTCTCCTAGTTTTTCATCTAAGGACTTTGAATAATCTTCCTTAGCCTGTTGTTTCTGCATTAACTCTGTTATCTCAGCTCTTAATAAAGCTATCTGAGTCTCATATCCTGATACGAGCTGACCCATTCTTTCTTGTAAAGCTGATATAACTAATTCTAAATTAGGCATATTCTCTTATTCTTCTAGTTGATTTACTGAGTCTAGTTCTTGATTCAAGACTGACAATTGATTATTACATTCTGTAATTGCATTATTTATATTTGCAAGAGCTTCCTCTGAAGGCTCATTTCTATTATTCTCAACCATAAGATCTACTTCTAAGCTATATTTCTTAGACTCTACAGCTCTTAATCTGGCCTCGATAATTTGTACTTTATCTGCTTTTCCTAATGTAGTCATTTTTCCTCCTTGTTTATTATACCATTAGTAGGTATTGTTTACAATACTTTAATATAAACCTGTTCCGCCGAATCCTGGGAAGAATGGTGGGAAGAATGGAGTAGACCCAGATATTCTGGTTCCTAAAGCACCCGTAGACCAAGCGCCATTTCCAGCTGAGTTTGTTGCACGAACATAATATGTTCTGTTTCCAACAGGAGCTCCTGTATCTAAATATGATGTTACGTTTCCTGGATAGAAATCTGGAGCAGAGCTTGCGCTTGGAACTGGTCCAAACCAGATATGGTACTCAGTAGCACCACTCACAGCATTCCAGGTAACGTTTATTCCATCAGATCTATTTGTTGTTGCGCTAACTCCACTAACTTGAGCTGGTATTGACGCAAAGAATGGTGGGAAGAACGGTGGGAAGAATGGTGGGAAGAATGGAGGGAAGAACGGTGGGAAGAATGGTGGGAAGAATGGTGATGCTGTGGCAGTAACTGCAGCTCCAGTAGAGTTTCTAGCTGGATTAGAGTTTAGCCCATTATTAGCCGTAACATCACAATATAAAAGTCCTCCATATATAGACACAAAGTTTGAAGGAGGTCTATAAGTTTTAGCAGTGCTTGTAAATGGAGATACTATACTGTTTGGAGCGGCTGGAAATATATTAGCTCCATCTCTATATCTCCACTGGTATGTATATGAAGTTGGAGAATTCGTCCAAGAGCCGTCGCTTGTTTCATACGTTGTAACTCCTTGAACTCCAGTAGCAGGAGTAATTGTAGGGGCGGAAACAAGTACTGGGGCAGGCAACTGTGCTGCTGCATAAATATATGTTCTGTCATCATCTATACTATCCTTAGAAGTATTTCTAGTCATAGATGCAACACTTAATAAAGTTGAAGCTTGAGAAGTTGATCCAGACCAGTTTACTGTTTGAACTCCATTATTATACACAGCGGTTGTTGATGGCGGATTTGCTGAAGATAAATTATTTGTAACAAAATATACATCTACTGCCGTAGAGTTCCAATAAAATTTTGCCTGATAATCTATAGTTTGTGCAGAATCATTAAATCTTGCACCTTGCCATCTAACATAAAAATTATTTGCATCTGTATAAGTATATAAAGCTGTCTGCCTTTGATCTCCTTGAAATGGGCTAAGATATAGTCCAGAAAGAGGAAGCGGAATGTCTCCAGATGGATCCGCATTAATTCCTATAAAACCATTTGTAGATATATAAAGTCCAGTTCCACTTGTAAAAGCAGATGGTAAATTAACTCTTCTTTGAGATCCTGTTGCCTGATTATTTACATAATATGTATAATTTGAACTAGATGTTCCAGAAGTTGCAGTTGGTCTAGCTATACTAGATAAAATTACTGGGCTTCCAGCAGTTCCAGCTTTTTGAGCGCCAGCTTGATTTAATTCAGAATATGCTGTTACACTGTTTATAGTTATTGTTGGGTTAGGTGCTCCAGTTACAATTGCTATTGTTGCTGGCATAGAATTTGTATTTAAAGTATATGTTCCATTTCCACCAATTGCACCACTCATTGTATAATTAATCGACCAGCTTAATGCATTATTTGTAGTGCTAACATTTGCCTGTATAGTTCTTGTTGTGCCATTTGCTTGCACATAAGAACTTACTGCAGAGTTATTTGCTAAAGTTGTTAAAGTAGTTTGATAGTCTGAGTTATTTGTAAACAAATTAATTACTGAAATAGATTGATTACCAGCATTAGTAACTGGTCCAGATAGAGTTAATGTATACGAATCTGTATCTGCAGGTTTAGATTCTGCAAATTCAAAAAGTATGTCGTTAGATGTGCTTGAAACTCTAGTTTGAGTTGGTGTACTTGGAGTAGTAACCGTGCTAGCATTCACTACTCTAAATGTAAATGCATCTGGAGTAGAGCCTACCTTTGCAGTTGTTGAAACTATTGCCGTTACTCCCTGACTAATACCAAATTCATAATCTGTACCAGAATTAAAAACTTCTTCCATGGCGTATATATAATTTCCAGAGTCTGATGATGTAACCAGATAGGAATATGAACTACAACATTGAACTGGAGTCAATGATTTTAATTGAGTTTCGGTTAGGCCGCTAGATGTGCTTCTGTACCAAGATATACTGCTTCTGGCTGCATCTGGTTTATATGCTTGAGTTGTATCCC